GAGGTCGTACTTGGGTGCGCAACAGGGAGCTAAGTTACTCGCGAGTAACATAAGTAATATTGCCCCACCGGCAAGTAATATGCCGGTGGGGTTTACTTTACTCTCCAGACACAGTAGAGTTGTATTTGTAAGGCACACCCCACCACGAAGAAACGAGAAAACGATGATCCGCATTGTACGCCACGGTATCGGCTCCGCAGTTGTCCAGGTCGACGTTGACGGCCTCGAGGCCAAGGACGTCGAGGGCCAGAAGGCCGCAGCCAAGTCCTCCGCAGCCGCTACCATGGTAATCATGGGCTGGACCGGCGACGTCAAGGTCACCCGCGCCACCCTGGACGCCGAGGGCAAGTTCTACTCCGTCACGGTCCGCCAGGTCATCAAGAAGTAGCACCCCGGAGGGGCCGGTCGCCCGGCCCCTCCACCACCCAACCGATAACACGAGAAAAGAGCACCAAATGCCTAAGTTCCCCGACGTCACCGTCCAGCTCACCGGCGAGAGCGGCAACGCCTTCGTAATCGTCTCTCGCGTCCGGAAGGCCCTGGAGCGGGCCGGTCACCGCGAAGAGGCGAAAGCCTTCTTCGATGAGGCCCTGAGCGGCGACTACGACCACGTCCTCCAGACCTGCATGGCCTGGGTCAACGTCGAGTAGCACGTAATAAAGTCCCCCGGCACGTAATATGCCGGGGGACTTTACTTTACTCTGGAGCTAGCGTATCGTTGTATTTGTAAGGCACCCCCCACCACGAAGAAACGAGAACACGATGACCCGCATGACAGACGAACTTCAGGCCGAGGCCGCAGCCGCCATCCGCGAACTGGACAAGGGCAACTCCGGCGAAGGCATCACCACCGGCACCGACTTCACCGGCCTCGTCTACGTCGACCTCCAGGCCGAGGCAACCTGGTTCCAGGTCGAGGACGGCGAGTTCCACGCGACCAACTGGGTCAGCATGGACTTCCCGGAGTACGCAGCCCCCGGCGAGACCCTGGTAGTCGCAGCCGACGAGCACGACATGCGGAACTTCGTCGACAACCGGCAGCCCCCGGCGACCTACCGGGTCGTGTGCTCCGACGTAGAGGGCCTGGAGCCGGACGAGACCCTCTACACCGGCCTCACCCGGGACGAGGCCCTCGCCACCGCCGATAGCTGCCGCGAGATGGCCGAGCAGGGCAAGTACAACTTCTCCGTGAGCCGGGACCCCCGGCCCTAGCGGGACCCCGAGGGGCCGGGAAACCGGCCCCTCTTGCGGGCTTTACTTTACTCTGTAGCTAGAGTAGAGTTGTATTTGTAAGCACGACACGACGAAGAAACGAGCACACGGTGGCCAAGGAAATGAAGAAGCTGGACAAGGCGGCAAAGGACCTCGGGTATGTGGTCCGCAGGATCGCAAGCAACGGTCACCCGATCTGGCAGCACACCGTCACCGGCAAGCTAGTCACGGGAGCCGGGACCCCCAGCGACCACCGCACCTTCAATAACATCCTCGCCCGCCTCCGGGCCAACGCCAAGTAGCCTAGTAGGAGGGGCCGGGAAACCGGCCTCTCCCGACCCTAGAAGGGACCAGCCATGAACACCCCCAAGAAGCCCAAGATCACTCCTACGATCGTCTACCCGAGCAAGCTGGGGAAGGATGTGCTGGCCGTCTGGCCCGCGCTCCCCGGCGTGACCCACCGGCCCGTGATCCAGATCGACCACGGGGGCGACACGCACGCGGTCGTCGAGTTCCGGGTTGAGGACGCAGCCGCGATCGCCCAGGCGATCCTCCAGGCTGCCGCTGCCAGCACCCTGAAGCACCCGTAGAATGCCGCAGGAGGGCCTGCCGCTACAGGCCCTCCTTTCCGGTATCGGCATCGGGGTTTACTTTACTCTGGAGCTAGGGTATCGTTGTATTTGTAAGCACGGCACCACGACAACACGAGAAACGAGCACCTCATGACGAACACCTCCAGCACCAAGGCAGTAGACTTCTCCGAGGACCTGGCCCGCAAGGCCGAGCTGACCGCACGCATCCTGCAGCGGGGCATGCACTGGGACATGGACGACCGGATGGCACGGGCCAAGGCCGCAGACCCGACCAAGTCCCTCTCCTCCTTCATCATCGACGACCTCATCAAGTCCGCAGGCACCGAGGGGGCTCGCCGGTCCATCGCAGCCTTCCGGCGTCGCCTCGACGGTGTCGTAACCCTCAACGACCACGGCCGCATCACAGAGGTACACAACGAGGAGCGCCTCGCCGAGCTCCTCCAGTACATGGTCGAATCGGTCACCGAGCAGTTCATGGACTGGTACAAGCCCAACAGCACCAGCAACGCCGACGTAGAGATCAAGCTCCACGAGCACGCCGCCTGGCAGGAACTGTACAAGGTCGCCACCGGCAAGCGCTTCTAGCAGTACCCTAGGGGAGGGGCCACCCCGGCCCCTCCCTCCCACCCCGGCACATAATTTTGTGCCGGGGCATTTATGCGCTATGGTGAGTATTGTGCGGGTGAGGTGTCTCCCCGCTTGAGGAGGTCTCGGCGGATGGTAGCTGCTACTTTCTGGGGCTCAGTAGCAGACAACCTGGACCCCGAGACCTCCTCCTCAAAATGGGCCACTCCCGGCGAGATGGCGAAGAGCACCAACCCCAACACCGTCCAGACCCCCGCGCTGGACATTATCGATGCGGCCCTGGTCGATGCGTTCAACACCCCCGACTCCCGCCTCATCATTTCGATGGCACCCCAGGAAGGCAAGTCGGTCCGCGTGGCCAACGACTTCCCGGTGTGGTGCCTGACCCAGAACCCCGAGCTCCGGATCGTCACAGCATCCTACGGACAAGCCCTCGCGAACCGTAACGGTCGCGCAGTGAGAAACCGGATACTGACGCACCCGGAGCTCGGCCTTACCATCGCCCGGGACAACGGCAGCGTATCCGAATGGACGCTCGCCGGACACCAGGGTGGCATGTTCTCCGTCGGCGTGGGTGCCGGTGTTACCGGTCGCCCGGCCGACATGCTGATCATTGACGACCCCATCAAGGACCGCAAGGAGGCCGACAGTGAGCTCCAGCGCGACGGAGTGTGGGACTGGTGGACCGATGCGGCCTCCGCCCGCCTGGCTCCTGGGGCTCCTGTTGTTATCATTCTTACTCGTTGGCACCAGGATGACCTTGCCGGTCGCCTGGTAGAGCGAGACCCCGACGCAGGCTGGCGGGTCATCAACATCCCCGCACAGGCCGACCATCGCCCGGAGAAGGGCGAGACGGACCTTCTCGGACGCGAGCCGGGCGAGTACATGGTATCGGCCCGAGGCCGCTCCTTCCAGCAGTGGGAGCAGCGTCGCAAGCAGGCAGGCACCCGGACCTGGGCGTCCCTGTACCAGGGCCGACCCAGCCCCGATGCGGGTGGGGTCTTCCCTCCCGAAGAGGCATGGGCCCGCTACAGCAGCCCGATTCACACCGTGGAGTTCGACGAAGAGGGCAAGCAGGTCTGCCTGGTGCCCGGCATCGGCCGCGACGACCACGAGCTCGTGCAGTCCTGGGACCTTACCTTCAAGGACACCAAGGGCTCCGACTTCGTCGTCGGCCAGGTCTGGCTCCGGGTCGGCAACACGGCCTACCTGCTGGACATGGTGCGCGAGCGGCTCAACTTCACGGCCACCAAGAAGGCCATCAAGGAGCTCTCCCGCAAGTGGCCGCAGGCCCTCGCCAAGTTCATCGAGGACAAGGCCAACGGGCCCGCAGTCATCAACGCTCTCCAGTCGGACCTGATGGGCATCATCCCCATCGAGCCCGAGGGCAGCAAGTACGCTCGAGCCTCCGCCATCGCCCCGCTCACCGAGAGCGGCAACGTGGTACTGCCGACCGTCGAGCTGCTGCCCAACGTCAACGAGCTGCTCGAGGAAGCCAAGAACTTCCCCAACAGCTCGCACGACGACACTATTGACGGCATGTCCCAGGGCATCAACCGGCTGCTGCTCAACCCGCTGGCCGACTACGGTCGCGAGATCGAACCCGAAGAGGTCTACGACTTCTACAACGAACATGGCTGGTCCGTCAGCCCCGTCTAAGGAGGCTACATGGGCAAGTTCCTACAGCTCATCGGGCTCCAGGAGTCCGCCGATGCCAAGCACATGGCAGTGCTGGAAGGCACCGTCGAGACCCTGGAGCACCGGCTCGAGAAGCAGATCGAGGAAAGCTTCGCTCAGTTGGAGCTCGCCCGGGACAACGCTGGCTGGCTCGCCATCAGCGCCCAGTACTCGCAGGAGTTCACCCGGGACGGCCTGCTCCGTGCCGCCGAGCAGGGCCGCATCTTCGGTGTGGCCAACCCGCTCATCAAGCGGGGCCGGGAAGTCCGGCACGCATACATCCACGGCCAGGGTGTCGACATCGAAGCCAAGAACTCCGACGTCAACGACCTGGTGCAGGCGTACATTGACGACGAGGGCAACCGCGCAGCCTACTTCGGCTCGCAGGCCAAGCAGGTCGTCGAGGGTTGCCTCTACGACGAAGGCAACTTCTTCCTGGCACACTTCACCAACCCGCTCACCGGCAAGGTCAAGGTGCGGCAGCTGCCGTTCGACGAGATGGTCGACAAGGTCTGCAAGCCGGGCGACAAAGCCACCACGCACTTCTTCCTGCGTCAGTGGGTCGAGCTCGTGCTGGACGCCGAGGGCAACTGGCAGTCCGAGACCAAGAAGGCGTACTACCCTGAGCTGAAGTACCA